CTTGGTCAATGCGGACAACATTGCCACCCCTTACGCGCTAGACGGAGAACCCCTTGGCTAATCCTGTTGATGGGTATTCGAGTTTCGGCCCGTTCCCGATTGGGCCGATTTATGTGAACTGGTACAACTATGTTCCGGTGACGTTGCCGTGGACAAATAACGCGGGCACTGTCCTGCCTTGGTATAGCTAAATGACTGTCGCCTTTACCAATCAAGCCTCCACCACCCTTGCGGGCGGCATTACTGCGCTCTCAACTTCTCTTACGCTGGCCGCGACTACGGGGGCTAACTTCCCAGCGACCTCGGGTAACGCATGGTTTTACCTGACGCTCGTTGACCAGCTTACCAACTGGACAAAGTACGAGATTGTCAAAGTCACCACGCGCTCAAGCGATACCTGTTCAGTCGTTGTTCGCGCTCAAGACGGAACGACCGCCCAAGCATGGCCATCAGGAACCTATGCACAACTGCGGTTGACCAAAGGCACTTTTGACGACTTGACCGTACAGTACGCAAACAACGCTGACAACCTCTCAAATCTCGCGTCTGCATCGACCGCCCGTACCAACCTTGGATTGGGTTCTATTTCAACGCAAGCCGCAAGCGCGGTAGCGATTACGGGCGGCACCGCCAATGCGCTGACCCTCACGGCGTCCGCATTTAACGGCACCATTGGCGCAACTACACCTAGTACGGGCGCGTTCACAACCGTTTCGGCAACCGGCCAGATTACCTCTACCCTTGCGATTGGAACGGCTCCGCTTGTCGTTACATCAACAACGGTAGTCGGCAACCTGAACGTATCGCAACTGCTAGGGGCCACTTGGACGGCTCCCGGCGCTATCGGTTCAGTTACCCCTTCGACCGGAGCGTTCACGACCCTTGCTGCGTCTGGTACGGTATCCGGTGCAGGATTCGCGGCTTACCTTGCAAGCCCTCCTGCGATTGGTGGCGGTACTCCGGCTGATGGAACCTTTGCGGCACTGAACGCAACGACGATTCGTGCGGTTACGTCTATCAATATGCGCGGGCTGGATAATGCCAGCGCAACGAATACAGGCTACGGCGAGGGCGTTCTTGCTGCCAACGCTGGCGGCGTAAGCAATACTGGTGTTGGCAATAATTCTCTTGCGGATAATACAACCGGCATTCGCAATACTGCGATAGGTGCAGAGGCCCTCGCAGTCAACACGACCGGCACCAACAATGCGTCGGTTGGCTTTAACTCGATGTCGTCTAGTACCACGGGGGTTCATAACACCGCCATTGGCTCGTCGGCCCTTGAATTTACGGGAAGAACGGTTACTGCTGGCTCTTTTGTTGTTGGAGTAACTTACACAATTCAATCGTCTGGCAGCACAAACTTTGTAGCAGTCGGCGCTGCGGACAATGCGGTGGGTACGATATTTACCGCAACCGGCGTCGGCGCAGGAACCGGCACGGCAGCAAGCGCCACCTCCTATAACGTAGGCGTCGGCTCTCTTTCGCTAAGCTCCAACGAAACGGGAGCAAGAAACGTCGGCGTTGGCTATGGTGCGTTGCGTCTAAATGTGGGCGCATCAAACAACGTGGGGATGGGCGGTCTTGCTGTTTACAACAACGTTTCTGGCGACGGCAACGTAGGCATTGGCGATACTGCCCTTACAAACGTGGGCGCGGTTGTTACTGCCGGCTCATTTGTGGCGACTGTTTCGTATGAAATTGTTACTGTCGGCACTACAGATTTCACGCTCATCGGCGCTGCCAATAATAATATTGGAACGTCCTTTACCGCAACCGGCGCAGGCGTTGGCACAGGAACGGCTTCCCCGAACGCAAACAAGAATACTGCGGTAGGTTTCGAGGCGGGCACCGTTATTGTTGGCGGCATCAACAATACCATCATTGGTGCCGATGCGGACGTGACCTCTGCCAGCCAAACAAACTCCACCGCCATCGGCTACGGCGCAACAGCCACAGTAGATAACCAAGTCGTCCTTGGAAACGCAAGCGTTGTTCAATACAAACTTCCCGGCACGGCGGCGCACGTCAGTTACGCGGGTTCGTACTCATCCGCTATCCCGGTCACGGAAACCGCCGCAACCCATACCGTCGCAATTGCAACGTCTGACCTTATTTGCGACCGTGCCGGTACGATTACCGTTACGCTTCCGGCTGCGGCAACGTATCCGGGCCGTGAGTTGTACATCAAGACCATTCAGGCGCAGACAGTTGTATCGAACGCAAGCAATGTGGTTCCGTTGGTTGGCGGCGCGGCAGGTACGGCAATCTGTGCCGGTGTCGATGGTTCATGGGCGCGGCTGAAATCAGACGCAACCAACTGGATTATCATGGCCGGTGTCTGATGCTCGCGCTTTTCACCCCTAAGCCAAAGAAGGCAGCCTATTCGCCCACTACGGATGCCCCGCCCCTGTTTGGTAGCGGCACCCCGCCCCTTCCGATGGCAGGCCCAAAAGGAGACAAGGGTGATACCGGCGCACAGGGGCCACAGGGTATCCAGGGATTAACTGGCAACACGGGGCCAGCGGGAAACGACGGTGCGCAGGGGCCACAAGGTATTCAGGGCTTGACCGGCCCCGCAGGCAGCAATGGTGCGCAAGGCATTCAGGGCATTCAAGGCCCAGCCGGAACCAACGGCCAAGGTGTACCCGTAGGCGGAACCACCAATCAGGTATTGGCGAAATCTTCTGCGACCGATTACGCAACCCAATGGGTAACCCCTTCGGGTGGCGCAGACCCCTTCCTAGCCAAATTGAGACTGGCCGGTGACATTACCAACGCAACAACGACGCCGACGAGTCTAACCGGCATGAGCTTTGCCTTCGAGGCGAATTCGTTCTATGTCGTTGAACTGTTCATGCTCTGCACGTCCGCTGCCGCGACTACCGGCTACGGATTTGCAATAGATACGAGCGTGGCAGTAACCGCGGTGGGGCTGCACTTCACCCACCAGCTTGCCAACACGGGAACAATTACGGGCGGTTCCAGCCTCGCGGATAACGTAGCCACAGGCGTCAGCACGGGCGTACCTGCAATCACCGTATCGAACCCCGTAATGGGTCACGGCACATTGATTACCGGCGCGAATGCCGGAACCGCTCAGTTTATGTTTCGCCCCGAAGTCGCCGCTTCAGCGACCTGCAAGGCGGGCAGCGTTATACGCGTAATGAAAATCTCTTAGGATAACCATTGGCTAGGAAACAAACCATTCAGTCCGAAGGTCCACCGTCCGAGTGGGCTTCGCTCTCTCCGACAAACTGGAAGTGGCTGGATGACCTTTGCCTGCTGATTCAGGGGAAAGAGGGTCGCCAGAACTTCATCAACACCCTGACCGACACCAAGCCAAACAACTCCAACATTAAAACTTTTTTCGTCAATGACGGGCAAGCGGACGCCTACTTCACCGAAAACGACGGACAAGTTGACCCCTATATCGGGCCGGAGGGTGAACTCGTCGTGCCCACAACCATTGTTGCAACCAAGCGCCAGATTGTCAATGTTGGTGCGCTGCGGGCTTATCAGACTGCGGGACAAACCATTTTCAGCGGAACCCCGTCTATTGTGATTTTTGGCACAACCTCTTTTGATGAGGACGATGGCTACAACAGCGGGGCCGGTTCTTATACCCCCTTGCAGGCGGGTAAGTACCTTGTTACGGGGTCTGTCGGATATGACATATGTGTGGCAAACTCAACGGTGTCGATAGGCATAGCTAAGAATGGTATTACCGTTGCCGGTGTGCAAGTACACACTTCAACAATAGACCCGGTTGTGGTTCAAGTAACCGACCTTGTTGAAATTGACGGCGATACCGACTACTTGCAGATTGCAACACAGCAGAATTTTGGAGTAAACACGGACACCAGCGGAACGGCGTTCACTTGTTACTTTACCGCTTTCAAGGTGGATTAGATGTCAACTTCGGGCCTCTACAATTTTACGGTAACTCGCGATGAAATCATTACCGACGCCCTTGCAACGTGCGGAGTGATAGACGCGGGAGAAACCATCACAACTAGCGACAAGACGCGCTGTACGTTCGTGTTGAACATGATTCTCAAGTCGCTGCCAATCGAAACGTGGCTGCTGTGGTGCTATACCGATGTGGCGGTGACGTTGGTATCGGGAACCTCGACCTACACGATTGGCCCGTCTGGAACTGTGGTAGGCGTTCGCCCCCTGCGCATTGCTAAGGCGTGGATGCGGAATACCAACGTTGACCCCGCAACCGATACGCCGATGGTGCAATTGGCACGGGCAGATTACGACATGCTGACGCCCAAGCAGACCCCCGGCATTCCGGTGAACTACTACTACGACCCGCAGCTTACGAACGGTTCGCTATACACATGGCCCGTTATCAATGAAACCGGCTATGTGATGTATTTGTCTTGCCAGCGAACGATTCAGGACATTAGCGCAGCGGACGGCACGCAGAACTTCGATATTCCGCAAGAGTGGTTCCTGCCACTAAGCGCGATTCTTGCCGCCGAAGTGTGCATGAAGTACGTGGTCAATTTGCAGAAAGTGCAAATGATTAAGCAGGAAGCGGAAATGTGGAAAGAGAAGATGGCTAACTACAGCCGCGAGGAAGAAGGAATTTACTTCACGCCGAACTTTCAAGGGCAGTCTTTTTAGAGCGAGGGCATCATCGGTTTCAACCAAAACGGAAATGCAGTTATCCACCGTGTCCCGGTGGCCGTGCCCCTTATGGAGCGCGTACCGCCTACGGTGGGAATCGGCACGGTTCCCTATTCCCCATTCCCGAGGCGGCAGCGCTTTTGTTGATTGCGCCCATGCCCTGATCTAACTGAAATTGGTATTCGGGATTCTGTGTAATCTGGTTCGGGTCGAAGTTCTGCACACGGTTGTACTGTGCGCCCAATTCCTGACCGTACTGCGCACGGAAGGGGCCGAATGGGTCTGCCGCACGGGTGGCTTCGTCGGTTGCGCCGCCACCACCGGGTTCGTTGCGATTGCTTTGTACGATGCTGTTGATACCCGCGCCGATGCCGACTACTGCCGCAATGGTCGTTAGAAACATTATTCTTCCTTCACAATCTTGAGCAATTCTTCACACGCAAGGTATTCCTCATACGTGGGCTTCGTGTATGTGTCGAAAATGACTTCGGGGTCGGTTTCGTGCGTACCGAGTATCGTTGTCCATACCGTATCTTCGTGCGTGTACGCGGCCCGCTGCGTCCCTTTCGGGGCAGACCATGTGCACGGAGCGGTATAGCGTTGGACGCCGGTTTCGGTTAACACGGTTACATCCCCTTTCGAGAGAATGTTGATTTGAGAGTGCAGGTGAACCCTGCCTACAAAAACCGTGTCTTTCGGGATAAAGCCTTCCCGAGCGTAAACGCCTTCGGCAAAGTGATGGCAAATCTTCACATCAAGTTGCGGAAGCTGCCGAATGACTTCTTCGGCTAATAGCAGTTTGCGCCGATTCTCTAGCGCCGGTATGATTGTCCTACTTTGTGCGTACCCCGTCAATGCTGGCATGTGCCTCATACATCCCCCGGCATTAAGGTAATTTCAAGCGCCTGAAGTCTCAGGGGCATGTTTTGGTTGTGAGTGATGTAATGGCCCCTTCGGGAAAATCGGCCCATCCGGTCAATCTTCGGGCGCTGGTCAGCCATGTCCACGATTAACCCGCCGCTTAACGTCAGGTAATTGTCGTTCGTCCAAAAGACCGTGACGGGGTTGGTTGTCTGAGATTTGTCACCAATCACCTGAAGGCGGGAACAGAATTTGTACTGTGTCGAGTTGAAGTCCACCAAATCACCCATCATCGACACCGGAATGACAAACCCCGCATCCTGATAGACGGTCGGGGTATAGGTGTAGACAACCCCCGCGATTTCGTCTTGCAGGTAGGTGTTGGTGCCGTCCGTTGCGTAGTTGTTGCAAGTGAAGCGGGTAGCGGAAAAGATGGAGGACATTAAATGCCATTCTTTTTCCACAAGGTCATAGACCAGCGTTACGTCCGTATCCGTCAGGGTCAGGATGTAAAAGTCATGGCCGTCCGTCTTGATGGAATAGGAATAAACGCCCGAAAGGTTATCCGAGTCCAACAGCCGGTCAACGTAGGGGTTGGAGATTTTGATAGGACTAAAGCCGTTCAGCATCACGATAGAACGTCCCGCTTGGAACGTCTGCGCCATGTAGACCAAGGTGTTGTCCATCGCTACAACAGACCCCGCCGCCGCACATCCAATCCGAAGGTTGGCGTTCTGCACCGGACGTAACGAGGTACCGGGGAACTGGCCGGAGTCGTAGAAGAACTGTGTGGTATTGGCCTTCAGTGCCACCACGTAGTTTTGCAGCTTGGCGATTCTTACCCCCGCATCGGCCTCGTACTCTGCCGTCAGGAAGTTGAGCGAACCCCATACGGTCGGGTTTTGCAGGTCGGAGCCGTAAATAACTCCCGCCGCGTCCATGACATAAACGGTAGAGTTCAGATTCACCACGCCAGGAACGGTGCGGGCGGGGTAGTTCACGTCCGTTACCTTCGTCATCTGGTTGGCGTACAGATACCAAGCGTCGTAGGTGTTTTTCAGGAAAAGGTACTGGTTCGCGTTGACGGTGACAAACTGCCACTGTTCCGAGGTCGAGGCAGAGGTTCCCATAACCCAAGACGAGGAAAGGCTTCCGTCTGCGTTGGAGTACCACACATCGTTAAGCGAAGTCGGGGTAATCGTGTTGCCGCCCATCACCCACATAATCGGAGCGTTGGTTGGGGATACGGCTGTAGGAGCCTTGAATACCGCGCCCATCGCGTTGCCACGATTGGAGAAGCCCGGAGCCGCGTTAACCAGCGTCCACGCACCGCCTGACGTGTCTGACTTGTACACGTCGGACGTATAAAGTCCCGTACTCGGAACAAAGCCGGAGATAGCCCACATCAGGCCCGCATACTCGAAGGTAATCATCGAGTCCCGTCCAGTGGCAAAAGCGGCTCCGGTCGTCTGCGTCCACGTCTTTCCGTCAACGGATTTCCAGACATCGTTTCGGCCTACGCCACCGGATGCCCCGCCGATTACCCACATGGCTTCTTTGTAAGTAATGCACCCGAACTGTCCGCGAGTAGGCCAGCTTGCCGCTGCCGTCACTTCATCCCATGTAATTCCGTCCGTTGAAAACCATACATCATTGAGCGCAACACCGGCAGCATCTACACCACCCATCAGGAACATGCCGTTGTTGAACACCACCAGTCCAAACGAGGTACGGGCAGACCAAGCGGCGTCATCCGTCAGTCGATTCCACTCTACCCCGTCGTCTGATACCCACACATCGTTTTTAAGTCCAGCAGCGCCTACCGCGTCCCTGCCGCCCATGACGTACAAGCGGTTATTAAATACAACGGATTGGAAGAAGGTGCGTTTAGCCCACGGCGCAACTGACACCAGTTGTTGCCACGTCGCTCCATCAGCAGACGACCAGACATCGGAGAAGAAACTGGCAAAGCCTACCGTGTTCCCGCCAATGATAAAAATCTTGTTGTTGAACACCACACACGCGGCGTTCTGCCTCGCGGCCCACGTTGCGTTAGTTCCTTGCGTCCAGCCGGAACCGATGGAGTAGGCGTTAAGCCCCGTACCGTACAGGCGATAGAACGTGTTTGAACCCATCGCGTACAACAGGGAGTTGTAGTAAACCAACCCCTGACCATTCGATGCACCGTAGGTGAAGGTGGAGGTCATGCCGGGACGCTTGATAACCCAAGTCGTTCCGTCCTTGCCCCGTTCGAGAAAGCAGTTCTGTAGAAAAGGTGAATACGGAACCGTGCCGATGCCCACCGTGGGCGGCACTCGCTCTACGAGCGGGACGGCGACGGGAAACCGATGAACGACGGTATTCCCATTCTGATTAAAGCCTATACGGCCTCCTTATTTTTTTCATTGACTAGAACGACTGCCCTTGAAAGTTAGGGGTGAAATAGACGCCCGGTTCTTCGCGGCTATAGTTCGCCATCTTCTCGCGCCACATTTCAGCCTCTTGCTTAATCATCTGCACCTTTTGCAGATTCAGGCTGTACTTCATGCAGATTTCCCCGGCCAGCATCGCGCTCAGAGGAAGGAACCATTCTTGCGGGAGGTCGAAGTTCTGCGTACCGTCAGCCGCACTTATGTCCTGAATCGTTCGCTGGCAAGACAGATACATGACGTATCCGGTTTCATTGATAACAGGCCATGTGTACAACGAGCCATTCGTAAGTTGCGGGTCGTAGTAGTAGTTGACCGGAATCCCTGGAGTCTGCTTCGGGGTCAGCATGTCGTAATCTGCTCTTGCTAACTGTTCCATTGGAATGTCGATAGCAGGGCTGACGTTCGTGTTGCGCATCCACGCCCTTGCAATGCGTTGCGGACGAATCGCTACCACCGTACCGGACGGGCCAATGGTGTAAGTGCTGGTTCCCGATACCAGCGTCACCGCTACGTCGGTGTAGCACCACAACAACCAAGTGTCGATTGGCAGAGACTTCAGGAGCATGTTCAGCACGAACGTACAGCGCGTCTTATCGCTGGTCGTGATGGTTTCTCCCGCGTCTATTACTCCGCACGTCGCAAGGGCGTCGGTAATGATTTCATCGCGGGTTACGTTGAAGGTGTATGTCCCTGAAGTTGCCATCTAATCCACCTTGAAAGCGGTAAAGTAACAAGTGAACGCCGTTCCGCTGGTGTCCGTGTTTACTCCAAAATTC